AAGGGGGGGCTTCTCACAGGGTTTCCGCCGTGGGTTAAAAAAGCCACAAGAAGCGGGTCTGGGAATGTATATGATCTAACAGGAAATAAGAAAAACCCTATGGTTTTAATAACAAACAACGTGCCTTGGGTATCTCAGATTCTTCCGGTGAGTGAACAACTCAACGCGCTTTCCGTTGTCGCAACAAAGATGCGGAACCAAATGAACCGCATTCTAAAAAAGAGACAAAAAACCCTTACAGAAACTTAGAATATGGCAGACGTAACAGTAGAATTTGGCGCAACAGATACAGGACTTGAGAAGACACTCAAGGCCGTTCAAGACGAATTGAATGGGCTGAAAACAAAGGTCAAGAGTGGCGAGCTGTCCATGACCGAGCTTGAAAGCACGATGAAGCGCATCGGCCAAGTTACGTCGATGGAGAAAAACATTAAAGCCATCGGAGATCAGTCGAAAGGAACGTCCGCCCAAGTAAAAACACTCGGAACAGCGGCAGAAGACACGGGCAAAAAGGGGGAAATTGGCTTCGGAAAAATAGCCGTAGGCGCAACGCTCGCCGGAGCCGCTGCCAAGGTTGGATCAATGGCAATCGACGCGGCATTCTCGGTGGCGCTCAAGACCGTGCAGAGCTTCGGGGATGCTTTGAATATGGGTGGCAGGCTTAACGACCTAGCCGACCGCACGGGCATCGCCGTTGATAAGGTTTTGTTGTTGGAGCGAGCATTTCAGAACGCCGGAGTCGGGGCAAACGCGATTGGCCCGATCATCAACAAAATTCAAAAGGCCATCGTTGACGCCGGAGACGGCACAAGCAAGGCCGCTTACGCCTTCGCCGATCTAGGTCTTTCACTCTCTAAACTCCAAAGCATGTCGCCGGAGGAACAACTCCGCACGATAGGAAAGGCTATCGCGGACATTCCCGATCCAGCGAAACGAGCCTCGACGGCGATGGAGATTTTCGGAGAGTCAGGCGGCGCACTCACCCAGGTATTCGCAAATTTCGACGACGAGATCGAGACGGCAAAACTGCAACTCGGATCGTTGCCTGCTATAATGAAGGCGGGATCATCGCAATTCGACCGCATCAGCGGCAACCTTGTTGTCGTAGGTGGAAAATTCATCGAGCTTGCTGCTGGCTTGATCGACAAAGTAAAACCCGCACTAGACGCCGTCACCACGGCTCTCTCGATGTTTGACGCTGCAAAAGCCGGGCAGGAGATCGGTGCATTTTTTGTAGGCGCTGGCAACGGAATGAAGCTGTTCCAAAAGGCCGTGGATGAGTTTAAAACAGGCAACTTTACAGACGGATTCAAGCTCGCTTGGCAGGCGATTGTTGAGCAGGCGAAAGACACGGCAAATAGCATTTATACAAATATTGTTGCAGCAATGAAGACGGTTGGCGACTTCATAAAAGATCAATTCAAATCAAGAGGGCCGCTGGTATTGGCGATCACCTCCGCATTTGATTACGTTGCTGGATACATCAAGAAAGTAGTATCCGGATCGCTTGCTGATACATTTACAAGCCTCGGCCCAGCATTTAGTAGAATCGCAAAAGGATTAGAAGAAAGCGCTAAAGCTGGAGCAAAGCAGTCAGAATTAGCATTGCAACGAATCCCCGTCCTCGCCGAACTTGCCGCCGAAAAAGCTAGCGAGTCAATGGGCGACATCCCCGCCAACTTCAAAAAGAACATGGCAGACGTTCCGCCATTGTTCGACACGGTCACAAAAAAGCAGGACGACGTTGTAAAAAAGACCGACGAAATCATTGCCGCTGATAAAGAATGGGAAGCGCAGGCGATGTCCCGCATCAATAAGGATGTGGATGCGTCGCAGAAAGCCTTTAAGGAAAAAAGGGCGAACCAACAGACATTGGCGAAAGATCAATCTGCTGAAGACGAGCGTGCCGCAAATGCGCGGAAAAAATACGAAGAAGACCACAAGAAGCAGGCGGAGTTAAAGCGCGACGAAATTGCACTACAAATAAAGATCAATAACGCAATCGCCAATGGTGACACAAAACTTGCAGATTCCCTAAAGAACACAAAGGAATTAAATAAAACAATCAAAGAGTTTGCGGATGCGGGCCTTGAGGAGGCGACCAAAGAAGCAGAAAAATTAGCAAAAGAACTTGCAAAATCCGCACGCGAAGCCGAGCGCGTAAAAAATTCTCTCGCCACTAAAATTGGAACGCAAGTTGAGGAAAAACAAAAATCCGAATCTATTGATCCAGGTGGACGCCTTCAGAAGAAGGCGCAAGAACAGATCGCCGCCGGTCAATACAAGGCCGCCGAAGCAACTGGACGCCAGTTAGCAGATAGAGAACTCGACACACAATTACGCGGCACAGGGGCCGACAAAGACCGCCGATCGTATTCCGATATTATAAAGGATTATTACGGTGGAAAGGCTCCAACCGGATTGACTGACAAGGAACAGAAAGAGCTAATCCGCCAAGCTCGCGAGGAGGGGCAATATAAAGACACGTCAAAGATGACTGACACGTCGAAAAAAGGGTTGGATCGTTTTGCTAACCTAGTTCCAGATGAGAAAAAGCAAGAGGCACTAGACAAGGCCAAAAAAGGGATGGAAAAGGGTGTTCCCGAAGCACAAAAAGACATGACGAGCAAGGCGGGAGCAGAAGATGGCGGAGCAAAGGGGGAGGCCAAAAAGGATTCCAACAGCGTTATGGAGTCCATAAAGACCGCCGTTGAGGCAATTAAAACCGCGATTGAAAAAATTGAACCTAAACTGCCAACCGCAGCGTTGAGCACATAAAATTTTATGCAGAAAATTTACGAAAAACAAGACGGAAAACTAATCGCAACATTACCTAGAACGGTAAACTATTACGATAGCGGATTAGTTCAAGTTTCGCAAGTATTCGTTGGAAGGACGGATCTGGCCAACACATTCAGAAGCTCCCTTGAAGTCGGCGATGTATTTCCAACGGACACGGATATTCGATCCGTCAATTCAATTCGGATCTTCCCGGATGTATCTGAAAATGTGCGTCAAGACGGCATGACGGACTTCATCGTTAACGGGTACGGCCGATCCAATACAAGGGGTATAACGAGGTATGAGTATGGAGTAATATCCTTTTCTAGAACGATTCAAAACCCTCCAAATTCAATACCCGAATCATACACAATAACTGGGGTGTACCGATTTTTAACAAAAATAGTTAAGCGAGTTTTGCGGAAGAGCGAAAAGTATAATTTCAAATCCGACATCGACAACGAAAACTATACGCCTGAGCTAATTGCAGGGCTAGCCACGCTTCAGGGCTTATGGGTTCCTGCGGTTGTCGATTACACGTCGCAAAATTATGGTGACTACCAAGAAATAACGGTTGCAATTCGTGCCGTTCAGGCTGCGGTTTAAAGTATGATCACCTTTCCCGTCGATTTCGAGAACAAGGTAAAAGCCGCAAAAGGCGCATCAGGCACCGGATACCCAGCGCAAATATCCGCTGGAGACCTAATGAAAGATTTTGCAATGGCCGCTCTTGACGCTGACGCCACGCTTATCGAGGAGGCTACAATCGGGGGGCATAAAAGCCGAAAACTTAAAATCCCAGCCGTGCCAAGAAGCGGCACATATGTGCTGGGCGCAATAAGCGGAGGGCTTAGTTGGCTCTCAACCGAGGAATGCTAAATGACATTAGGCCGCACCGCTTCCAACGCCATCAAAATCAAAACCGACGGCGGCACAACTCGCGCTGTGAATTGCGCGTGTTGCGTGCCGCTTGTTTGCGGATGTATGTATGCTCCTAGCAATTTAATAACAACTATCGAATCGGCAACTAATGTTAGCGTAAACGGAATATCCAAACCGTGGGATGGAAGTTTTGCCTTTTATAATGGAAATCCGCCGACTGATTTTATCCTTTGGACGGTTAGTTATGCGGACGGAGTTATATGCGCCATCATTGACGATAGCGGATTAAATACAGTTAAATTCGCTCCAGAACCATTTACCGCAGAAGAGTGTTTTTTCCCAGGCGCGGGAATCGTGCAGGGATCAATAAACGGGCAGTCAGTTAGAGCCGCTGAAGCATTTCCCGGGTATCCGCTTTCCTTGACGATTGTTTTTTCATGACATCGAAACAAAACGAAATGATGATTCGTTTTGCTCAAGCGACGCACCGATTCGCTCGCGCAGGCTTCGCCACCACCCCACCCGAAGCCCTCGCCGCCCGCGAATCGACGTGCCGCGCCTGTCCCGAATGGGACGCCGCCGCTTTGAACGCCACGGGCCGTTGTCGCAAGTGCGGATGCTCGACGTGGGCAAAGCTCCGCATGGCAACCGAGAGATGCCCGATAGGAAAATGGGAAGCTGTTGACAAAACACCCGAATAAATGGCACGCGACCTATTTATTGACACCACCAACCGCCGATTGGCGACGAGCCTAACGAGTCTAGTACCGGCAACAACGCAACGATTCGTTAAAGGCGACAACGGCGCGATCAACCTTTATTTTCTGGAGGCAACAAATAACGTAGCCGCTCCGTTTAATGTGATCGACTACACCGGAACGGACGTAAAATTCGGCGTAGGAAGCCGCACAGGCACGCCAGCATCCGGCACGTTTACGCTCTCCTTCGGAGGCCAGACCAGCGGAGCAATCGCGTTCAGCGCGACCGCAGGCGCGATCTCGTCCGCTCTCAATTCACTCTCGACAATTACTGCCGCAGGATCGGTATCCGTTGACGGCACGATGGCAACGAATTTCGTCGTCTCGTTTAACTCGGCAGGCACTCAGTCCGCGATCACGGGCAACTTCGCCAGGCTAATTCCAACAACGACCGCTCTAATCGACGAGCGGCTCGTAGGAGACGCCACCAACGCCGAAATTCAAGAGATTCAACTCCGTCTCGCTCCGGCAGTCTACGAACCAACGTGGACAGATCTCGGAACAGCCATGACGGTCAGCGTAGCGACCACGCTAACAGGATCGACGCTCAACAACGAAATTCAGCGCGTGACATTCTCTCGCGCTCCGTATCTCGGCAGCTATCGCTTCACGGTTCCGACCTACAATGTGGATATCGCAAGCACGGTTACGGATGGCGTATTCATTACGACAAGCAACCACGGACTGACGCTTGCCCAGCCTGTCGTGCTAACAGGGTTCACCGCGTTGACCGGCTACACGGCAGGACTTCAATATTTCGTTCGCGCGATTCCGCAAACAACCGAGTTTTTGCTTGGAGTAACTGCGGGAGCCGTTGCCATCACGACAGGCACAGGCACGGTCACCACGGGAAGCGTTGCCACAACGGTTCTTCGCCAGACGACACCACTTGACGCAAGCACGACAGCAGCAGAACTGCAAGCAGCTTTGGAAGCACTCGACAGCATCGGCACAAACAATGTGACCGTTGTCGGAGTTCAGAATAGTTACTACGACATCAATTTCAGCGGCGAAAAGAGCTTCACCGACTTGCCTACACTCCAAGTCCAGAGTGGCTTGAGCGCAGCGCCAGGTAAAACCGCCGCTGTCGATTTTAATACGTTCGGCGTCCGTGATCTTTTGCTTAATGCAACCTCGGTCACGACCGAGCTTGAGATCGAGCTAACGACCGCAGGCGAGCGCAGCACGATCATATTGCAACCATGCACGCTCACGGAAGAACTCATCAGCCAAGGCGGGTTGAGCTAATGGACAGCCACGCTTTCCACACTCTCGTCGGCACGTCAGCGCCCGCTGCGGCTGTTCTGATCTCGTTCTCGGAGGTTGAAGCATGGCTTCGCATTCTTTCGCTTCTTATGGGAATTTGCATTGGGGCAGTTTCGTTGTATAAAATGACCAGAACCAAAAAACCATGAAAACACTACTCTCAAAATTGAAGGAACCGTCCACCATTCGCGGCATCGCCATCATCGGCGGCGTTGCCGGTTTGAGCTTGGAGCCAGCAAAATGGGATGCAATAGGAGCGGCAGTCGCCGCCATCATTGGACTTATCGAAATCTTCCGCAAAGAAAAATGAGCGCACGAAAAATTGCGCTGTGGATGATCGTTCTCTCATTCGTGTTCTTGGGCATGGCGCTTTTGACTTCATGCTCTGGAATGAATACTCCGTCGTTATGCGTCAAGACGGATTACGGCACATTCTGCTACACACCGGAATTTTCAAAAACTCTCCACGATAAATGACCTTTGACGAACGCAGCGAGATCCAGCTTGCAACGCTCCACCCAGAAGCTCAAAAGGCCGCACGGGCGTTCTTAGGCGTTGCAAAGGTCATTGCTGCAAAGGTTGGCTGTGACGTCAAGATCATCAGCGGCACTCGGAGCTATATGGAGCAAGATGCGCTCTATGCAAAAGGCCGCACGACCCCAGGGAAGAAAATCACGATGGCGCCTGCCGGCCATTCAAATCACAATTTCGGTATCGCTTTCGATATCGGTATTTTTCGCGGCAAAGAGTATTGCGGCGAACATCCGCTCTATAACGAACTCGGCACGCTCGGCAAAAGCCTTGGCCTTGAATGGGGCGGAGACTGGAAATTTGTTGACGAACCGCACTATCAGATGCGTCCGCATTGGGCAAAGGGCATGACCGAGCGGGAAATGCTCACAATTTTACGCACTAGAGTATCTAAAAAAATCGACATCCTTGCTTGAAAAAACGAAAACAACCGACGGTTGAATCAGAGCGCACGGAAGCACTCGCGGAAGCGAAGCGCATTTTGTCAGAGCATTACGACTGCGGGCTGACCATCGTCAGCTGGGAGCAAGGCGGGGAGACGCATCACGGGGAGTTTGTCTTCGGCAACAAATACGCCGTAGAAGGACTCGCGGGCGACTCGTTCAGCATTTTATTCCCAGACTTGGAAGAAGAAGAGGAGGAGGACGAAGAAGCATGAAAATGACACTTGAATATGACGAAACCGAGCGATACGAGCACGAGGTTGCCTGCAAGGCGCTTGATATTTTGATCTTGGTGGATGACATAGACCAAGAGCTTCGATCCGCTCTCAAGCACGAATCCGGAGCATTTGCGAAAATGGACGAAGACACGATGGAAGCCGTTCGCGCTTGGATATGGGAACAACGTAGCGACCGGAACATCCCAGAACTAAAATGAAAGGCTGGAAAAAATGGATGGCAGTCGGGTGCTCTCATGGCGATCAGATCGACCCAGAGGCACGCAAGGCCGTTCTCATGTTCAAAGAACGCTGGAAGCCCGACACAACGATTATGCTCGGCGACTTCCTGGACTTGGCCGCTTTCCGTTCTGGAGCTATTTCCGATCCGAACTCAAGCGACCGCGCGGCCAGTATCTCGGACGATCTTTCCGCCGGCATCGACTTTCTATACGAGCTGCGGCCACAGCATATTTTATACGGCAACCACGAAGCCCGGCTTTACAAGCTCGCGTCGTCGCCAAACGCTCTAGCGGCTCACGCCGCAACGCTAACCATTCAAGCCATCGAGAAGACAGCGAAGGAACTAAAGGCGCGGCTGTATCCGTATCACATTCGATCCTTTTACGAGCTAGGCGGAACCAAGTTTTTGCACGGTTATATGTATAACGAGCAGGCCATCAAACATCACGCAGAGACATATGGCCAATGTGTGCTGGCTCACCTACATCGAGTCGGATGGGAACGCGCACGCACGCTCGACGGCGCAAGTGGCTATTGCGTTGGAATGCTTGCACGTTTCGACATGGAATACGCGAGCACCCGCCGTGCAACGCTGGCTTGGTCGCAGGGCTTCGCTTACGGCTATTACAAAGATAACTCAATAAATATTAATTTATGCGAAAGACGACAAAACAACCCGTGGCTATTGCCGATGTAACCAAAGCGTGGGATGCTTTCTACTCAACGACAAAAGCTGAGAACGAGAAGGAACTCGCCAAGCAAGGCTGGAAGACGATCCGCGCTATTGCGAACGAGTCAAAGTTGACCATCGCATCAATTTCTTGCCGAGTTGAAACTGCCATTGGGAAAGGGATGCTTGAAACAAAAAAGGCAACGATACAAACGAATCAAGGCGCTCGCGAGGTAAATTTATACCGCCCGATCTCAAAATAAAAAAGCCCGCAGAGACGCATGGGCATTAGTTGCGCTCATTTGTAAAGACTTTTCTCAAGAATTATTTTCGCACTTCGCGAATTATTTTCTTTTCATTTTTGCGGAGATGAAAGAATGTTTGCCCATCGAACGGAATGACTCCGAACGAAGAAACAAAAAATAGAAAACCAAAAATGAAAATCAAAGTTGCACTAAACACTAAAGGCCGCGAACTCTCAAACGCACTGGAATTCGCAAACGGAAAAGCCAGATCATCGACCGCTTCTGCAATGGATATTCTTAACGCGACAGAGATCGCCGAAAAACAACTCGCCGCATTCGGGATCGCTAAATCATCACGCATCGGAGCCGAGATGGCATATACATCAGGTGGCTCGGTGGCAAAATCCTACAAATACAAGCGCATCGCAAATCTGATCAAAGCCGTTCGCGGCGGCTCTTATTGGTATGTGACAAGCATCACCAAAGTCGAGCTTTGGCCAAACCAAGACGGTGGCATCAAGGTAGGTCTAAACGCCGATCAAGAAAAAACAGCACTTGCTGGCGTCCGCGCAAAATTTTACACACTCTAATTTTTTAAATATATGGAACCTATCACCTTCTTAGCCCTATTCGGAATCTGCACTTGCTGTGCATTCATCGCCGGATATCTTATCGGCAACATCAAAGCCACCTGCGAAATGGAACAGACTCGCAAATGGTGGATGAACCGCCAGATCAAACGGGAGCGCCGGTAATGACCGAAGCGGAGTTACATGACGCGGAATGCCAATTCACCCGCGCCCTATTGTGTGGGATGATACAACAGGCCGTTACCGACCTTCAAAGCGAAAAGGTTTTTTTGAGCCGTCAACTGAACGAGGCTCAAGAACTCGACCGCGAATCGGCAATTCACTTCATCCGTTCAAAAGCATTCCAGGGAATATGCGACGTTCTCGCATTGCCAGCCGACAAGATCAAAACTAGAGCATTAAAAAATGATATTAGCACTCGATCCAGGAACGACTCACAGCGCGTTCGTACAATTCGACCACGGAAAGATACATGACCACGGTCACCTTCCCAATGCCGAAATCCGCCAGATTCTTATCGGTCGCGAGTACACTCGGTGCGCTTGTGAGATGATCGCCAGCTACGGTATGGCGGTAGGGGCAAGCACCTTCGAAACGTGCGTATGGATCGGACGATTCATCGAAGTTGCACGGGTGGACGTAGAACTGATCTTTCGGAAAGATATCAAACTTTTCCTTTGTGGAACGATGCGGGCAAAAGACGCCAATATCAGGCAAGCCTTGCTCGACAAGATCGGGCCACAAGGAACAAAGAAAACCCCAGGCCCGACTTACGGAATTAAGTCGCACACTTGGGCGGCATTAGCTGTGGCCGTTTACGCAGAACAAAACAAATGTTAAGAGACTATCAAAACGCGGTTGTTAAGGAGTTGATAGACTCTTTAAATGATCATTCCAAAATAGTTATTTCCTGTCCAACAGGATCGGGTAAAACTATCTTAGCGATAGAGGGTATAATACCAATATTACCAAAGCCGATTGCATGGATAACGCACAGGGTCGAATTAGCCGATCAGGTTCAAAAGCATAATTCGGACATAACCCTAATCATGTCACAATCGCGCAATGAAATTAATGGATTTGCATCAATAATTGTAGATGAGGGGCATCATGTAGCAGCCAATAGTTATCAAAGAATAATAAATGAAAATCCAAATGCGATAGTAATATGTTTAACGGCTACTCCATATCGTGGAGATGGAATAGGCCTTGGCAGCTGTGGATTTAGTAAGATAATTTCTGGCCCAGATATATACACCTTAACACAAGACCGGTGGCTTTGCCCAGCCAAGGTGCTTGTTCCCGCTTCAGAGACTCAATCAGAATGGGAATCAAAAGCGGCGGCTCTTGTAATGTCTCAACATAACTTTACAAAAGCATTGGTCTATTCACATAGCATAAAAGAAGCATATAAAATGATGGATGAACTGACTAAAAGAAATATATCTTCTGCAATAGTCACTTCAAATATGAAGATGGATGATAGAAATGAATCCGTTCTGCAATTTAAATCTGGAGACGTTAAGGTTCTTTTAAATCATACCATTTTCACAGAGGGTAATGATATACCTGGAATCGACATGATAGTTTTAAATCGCTTCACATATAGCCGGTGCTTGTGGCGTCAAATGACAGGAAGAGGACTTAGGCCATCACCTAAAAAGGAATATTGCACGGTGCTTGATCTTGCCGGAAACGGACTATTGCATGGCAGTATTTACGATAAAGAGATATTTAGTTTAGATGGATCAGTGATAACAACAACCAGCAGAGAATGCCCAAGTGAAATAAAAGAAACAGAA